TCTCTGGAAGCTTTCCCGTTCCTCGGGGTCGAGAGTTTTTACGTGGGCGAGGTAGTCGCACTCGGAAATCTCCCCCAACCTCATATCGTAGATGATGATGGAATCTCCGTCATGGAAATTGATGAGGGGGACCCACTCCGAATGGTCGATGTCGTCCTCGGCGAGACCCGACCCCCGTCCTTCTTCCCCCTGGGCCTTAAGGAGCCGGGAGGCGTGCCCCAGGGCCTCCCTGACGGCCTTGCGTCTCTCGACCTCAGATCCGTAGGGGGTGAGACTGGGGTGGCTTAAATGGTCAAATGAGAGCCTTTTAAGGAAGGTAGAGAAACTTTGTTTAACGCCCGAAGAAAAATGGATGAATTCTTTCCGAATCTTGTAGATTTGGAATTCGTTGATCAAGTACTCGGCCGTGGCGTGTATATCCGCGTCAGATTTTAGATTTCCCATGCGCTCCCAATTACAATAAAAAAAACGGATTCCCTAGATTCGGATTATTGTGTGGTGGGGGTGGGACCTTTGTCAATGTCGCTCACTTTTGCACCCTTTTGCGTAAGTCTTAGATGAGCGTACCTATAGCCACCTATTTTGAGTCCGTAAACCCCCCCTTAGGGCGTATGCCGTTCTGTGAAGAAGTCCGCTCTCGTTAAGGTAAGGGGATTCGTTCTTTGTACAAAAGGACAAAATTATTCTCGCTATGTAGAACCATGCGCGCTGCATCTTTTTTTCTCCCTATGTATAACTTTACGCCGTTCTCCTTAGGGAGAAAATGTAAGGGTGTGGAGTCCGAGGAATTTTAAGCTTGAAATAACGCCTATAGTCAAACGAGAATCTCTAAATTACTCTAAATAACACTTTCTACCCAAACAAACGAAACGGGCTAGGATAAATTTACGTTCGGTGTGGGGCGTTAAGGAGATTTCTACAGAACGATAAAATGGCCCTGAAAGTGTGTCGCTCTCAGGGCCACTCTTAACGGTCGAGCGAGTCCGCTCTGAAGGCCCCTGGCGGTGAGCCTTGGGTGCCTCTAAAGCCGAAGCGGCCGTGATATCCCTCAAAATGAATCTAGTAGTGGCCAGATACCGGCCGTTGAGTTTTTGAGAGTTTTGGTGTTGCTTCGTTTTCATCGCTCGTTTAATTATTTTGGGTCATTCACAGATTCAATGGGCATTATACCCCGCCTAGGAGTAATGGGCAAGCCTCCTCTATAGGTCATCCTCGTCGTCATACTCCACGCGTTTAGAGCGTAGCCCATGGCCTAATAGGGGATCGCCTTGGGCCTTAGCGATCTTGCGCATTGCCCGTATGGCCATCTGGGAGGGCACCAGTGCCGGAAGGGGCGGCAGGGCGACTATAAGGAGGTCCCTGAATCCCACTTCGCCCTTGGTCAATTCCACGATGCGTATGGCCGCTTCCAAATGCGGGACCCGCTCTTTTTTAGTCCACTTGTAAAACGTAGAGAGTCCCACGCCCAGGACTGTGGCCATGGCCTGTTTGTCGATGTCGTGCGTTGCGACCCATTTAGACAGTTTCATTCAAAATCCCCCTTTGGACAAAAGAATAAAATCCCATTAACCTTTTGTACATGACTCTGCAAGCGGCCCCGTTTACCTCTAAAGAAATTGCCCGAATTCAAAAGGCACTAAGGAATCAGTCACGTTTTTGGCGCCCAAAGCGTGAGGCCCTGAATCTCGCCCGCGAGAAAGTCCAGGTGGGTGTTACCAGGAAGGGCCTGCCTAAAACCAGGTTTGAGTATCGGTGCCTGATGGGCTGTGGTTTCAGGTCCTTTGACCCCAAGGGGCTGCAGGTGGACCATATCTGGGAAGTAGGGCCGATAGCTAAAAAGGCCGTCGGGGTGTTGGTCACCTCCAAAAAGCCACTTCCTTTGTTTAGAGTAGACTGGGGGGCCTATATTCAGGCCCTCTTGTGCCCATTGGGGCGGTTGCGTGCTATCTGTAGGCCGTGCCACGCTACAAAAACGGCCTATTACGCCAAGGGGCAGGAAATACCGGATGAACACTTCCTTTAGCACTCTAAGCAAAATCTCCCGTCAGGTTATTGCCGAGGACCCCAAAATATTGGACGAGATTGAATTGTGGTTGTGGAGGGAGGACGGCAATTACCGCCATTGGACCCGTAACTTTAAACGTGAGCTTTCTGGCACCCCTATCCCCTATAGGCCGGAATTCGCCTGGGCCCTGGTGGAGCACATGCGCGAAGGCCACTCTCCCAATTCCTTTGCCGCCAGGATGGGCGTCAGGCCCCAGACCATCACGACCTGGCTCAGGGAATTCGAGGAATTCCGTATCGCTGCTGAAATCGGTCACGGTGCCAGACTCCTGAAATGGGAAATTCGCATGAACGACTCGGCCGATGGGTTGTCCAAAGCCCCTCCGGCCACTCTTATTTACGCCACTAACAACCATTTCCCAGACCTGTATAAAAACACCAAGGAGGGCGGGGGATCGGGAGATAAGGCCACCACCATCATTATTAATACAGGCATCAAAAAAAACGTCACTGTTGAAATAACAAAGTCTAGTTCTCCCACCCATCAAATTTCCCTGGAATCCAACGATTCCGACCCCGACGACCTGTAAAAATTTAATCGAAAAAACTAATTGTGCCGTTACTGAAAATTTTTTCCGGGGCCTACCGTGTAAAATTTACACGGGCCCTTGACAGCTTTTTTTGAGCGCCTAAACGCCGGGTCTTATCCTTATATAGCAAATCCCAAATCATCCTGATCTTATACCCGTGTAAAAAATTCACGGCCAGAGAATTATCGTTCTGTAAATAGTACAGGGCCCATTGAACGTTTAAACGCCTCTGTTAAATTGGGTTTAACGAAACGAACTGATAATGAATGGAGATTGTATGAGCAAGTACCGCATAACAGGCTGGGACCAGGAAGATTGCCTAAAGGGCAAGACTTTTGAAACCTTCGAGGAGGCCTGGGCAGTTGTTCGCGAACTAGAAAAAGACGAAACCAATTCTTGGCAAGAATATTCAGTAGAGGAGTGTGAATCATGAATCGCGAAACTTGGCTAATCTCGTCCTTACAATACCTCGCCCCCCTGTTTTCAGAACATGGGTATAAAATTCCGGCCGCATATATCTCGGTTTCTTGGCCCTCGTCTAAAGCGCGCAAAGCAATCGGCGAATGTTTTTCGTCCCGGCTTGTCGCCGATGGTAACTCACATGCCATCTTTATATCGCCTATGCTTGGCGAGGGCCTTCGCGCTCTGGATGTTCTTGTACATGAACTAGTACATGCAGCGGTTGGAGTAGAGCACGGACATAAGGGACCGTTTAAACATCTCGCTCGCGCTTTGGACTTGCAGGGGAAATTGACGGCAACGATTGCAGGTCCGAAACTTTGCGCGCAGCTTGAAGATATTATCAGCGTGCTCGGGCCTTACCCGCATTCAGCAGTTGGGTTGTCGTCGAATCGAAAAAAACAGGGGACTCGTCTTATAAAGATGGAGTGTGGCGAATGCGGGTACATTGCCCGAACGGCGGCGACTTGGATCGATCTTTTCGGCCCTACAATCTGCCCCTGTAATGAATGCCCTATGGGGTTGCCCTGAATTTAGCCTCATTATACAAAGCGAGAAATCAATAACGGGCCGCTCAATTTCGAGAGGTCCTTTACCAGGAGTTCCTCATGTTCAAGCCTATTTTGGCCCTTGCCCTGACCTTGCTCACCGCATCTGCATTCGCTGCAAATATTGAATGCGCGTTCATGACAAACAAAAAAGGGAAGGCAACTAAAAAGCTGGTACCTGTAAGCGTGGACGCCAAGCGCCTGGCGGATCACATCGGCGTAAAAACTTGCGATGGGGATCGTTTTGCGGAGCAAGCAGCGGGTAACGGCGGCATCAAAGCTACTCGTAGTGTTACTAAGGAAGAACGGAAGGCATACCTTTTGGACGGCGATGCTCTGAAGTTCTAAGAGTCAATCGGGTACTTAATTGAGTTATGAAAGGGCCCCATAAATTCGGGGCCCTTTTCTTTATTTGGAGGAGAGGAACAATGAGAATTTATAAATCTTCGCGAATCGTTATTCGCCCCGATGGGCGGGAGATTAAAAAGACCAAGATCAGCATGGATGAGGCGGCCTTTCGTTATCTGCACGAGGAGAATGCGGGGATTTGCACCGCTTGCGCATCATTCAATGTCGGGAATCATGAACCAGATGCAGAGGACTATGATTGCGAGCAATGCGGAAAACCTAAAAGCCAGGGCATGGATAACGTGATTATGATGGGTTTAATACATATTCTAGACGATGCGGAGTTGGACGAGATCAAGGGTACATCAGAGGAGATAAGTATATGAGGGGCATTGATCAAGTTTGGGCGGCGTTGGATATAAGTAACGCCCAATATACCGGTGTGCTCGAGTTTCAAGATGATAAAGATGAATGGCACAATTTCGTGATTTTAAAGACACACACTAGATTGTTATTCGGGAGTGCCTGTAACGTCGGGTTTCTAGTGTCAGGTTATATGATGCTGGATGAGAATGCTCATCTAGGCGAAAATTTGCAGGAGTTGTTATCAGACTTAGAGACGTTTTATAACGATGGCCCGAGCTATACAAGCAAGATCGTGTTCAATGAGCGCATGTGAATTTAAATTGAGAAGGAGATAAGCGTATGATGAAGGTCGAGAAAATCATAATGTCGGATCGTGCTAAACCCTGGTGGGGAATACGCCAAGCCGACGGCCAGTTTTTCAAAGAGAATCCCGAGAGTAAAGGGTTTACAGCATGGTCAACTAAGCGATCGGCGCTTGAATACCTCAATACCGTTATCCTTGAGAAACCCACGACTAATTATCGGGTAATGGTCCAGGTTGAAGGTGGGCATGAGCTCAAGGTTTACGCCCATGCGATTACGGTCAATTTTTGGGAGTACTATATCACGTCCCCGCTAATCGAGGGTCAAGACATCGTATGGGCGTTAGTCATAGGGGATGAGCAGGAGATGGGGGACGTTTCTTTGAGTGAGATTAAGCCATATCTTAGATGTTTTACCCGCAATCTGAAGGATATCATGCCCGCTGCAGGATATCGGTGGAGGACATAACGATAAGGAACGATGCTTTTCATCCTTTATACCCCACCGCGTTTAAACATTCTACATAACGATAATGTCAAGGTTGTTGGGGAGATTGGGGAGGAGGAGGAGAGGCGATGGGGATATTTCCCGCCAGGTCTTGGGGATCTTTACCCATAACTCTCCCTCCCACCTTCTCACTAAGGATTCTCACTAAGTACTCTCACTATGTACAATCACTATGTACAATCACTAAGCCCAGCACCCTTCTCCCTCTCACCCTCTCATTAGTGAGACTACATAATGGGAATACATAATGAGACTGTGTATTGAGAATGCATACTGATACCCTATAGTGTGAGGTTTGAGGTACAAAGCGTTTAAACATAGTGGTGGACTAGGGTGCCCCTCGCGCATTATTAAGGAGTTAGGGCGGGGGGTACCCCCAAAGCCTGCTTTCCATAATATAGGGATCGGGTCCTCTACCCACATTTTAGAAGAAAGGGTTTTCTCCTTTTGTAGAATACTCACCCACATTTTAGAAGAAAGGGCTTTCTCCTTTTGTAGAATACCCACCCACATTTTAGAAGAAAGGGTTTTCTCCTTTTGTAGAATACCCTCCTCTACCCACATTTTAGAAGAAAGGGTTTTCTCGCCGACGAAAATCGCTCCATCCTGAGGCACTGGGATTTTCTGGAAGAAAGGGATTGACGCATTGCCCAAGTAGTCCTTTGCTCTTTTTGACAAAAGGGGGAACGGCTCGTTATTCTTGGGCTTAACTTAAATTCTTAAGGAGTTCCCCAAATGAGCAAACGCGTTTTGGACCTAGAAACTGGGAAGTTCACCACCTACACCGGAAAATCCTGTGCTAAGTCCCTACAAGAGGCCGGACACCCAAACTTTCAAAAACCTGTAAAGGCGCTCAATCCCGCGCATCCCACGTTCTATATGGTGTCAAACGAAGAGAAAGAAGAAGCCACGGCCTTGGGCCTTGAGTCTTTGAGCGATGAAGAGCTTGACGCCGAACTTTCCAAGCGCAAGGCAATCCAGTCCGCAAAGGCCGCTAAGAAGCTTGCTGCCAAGGAAGAAGCAGCCACTGCAAAAGAGGGCGGGAGTCTGGGGGGTTTGACCCTTGAGGAGCTTAGCAAAATGCCCGTTGCCGCCATCAAAGGTCTTTTGGTTGAGAAGAAGGTGGATTTCTCCCGAATCCCGGCCTCTCCCAAGAAGCTCTTTGTGGATTTCGCCGCTCCTCACCTGGTGAAGTCTGAGCCCGACGATCTTTAAGGAATGGACCAATCTCTGCTAAACAACACGGGCGTGACTCCTGAGGACGGAATCGTTAGGGAAGTCACCACCGGGTATCGGGCCCGCAAGCTTCAAAAGTCCTTGCACGCTATCGTCACGCGCTTCAACGTCCTGGTCTGCCATCGCCGCTTTGGGAAAACCGTCTGGGCCGTTAACGAGCTAATCCATAAGGCCCTGAACAATCCCCTGAGGAACCCGCAATATGCGTATGTGGCCCCCACCTACAAACAGGTCAAGAAAATCGCCTGGAACTACTTTGTCGACTACACCCGGTTTCTTCCAGGCGCTACTCCTAATAAGTCAGAGCTGTGTATTTATATTGAGCGTCCTCACCGGCTTGACCCTGTTACTGGCAAATCGGATCCCGATGTTATTACCCTATACCTCATTGGCGCCGACGACCCAGACGCCCTCCGGGGGATGTACCTGGACGGAGCAGTCATCGACGAATTTGCCCAATGCGACCCCATCGTTTGGGGGCAAATCCTGCGCCCGTCCCTTGCCGACCGAAAGAAAATAGCCTGGGACCTGGGGATCAAAGAGGATATGGAAGGGATCAAGATGGAGCCTTGGGCCATCTTCATCGGAACCCCCAAAGGGCAAAACCATTTTTACCTCCGCTACAAGAAGGCCCAAGAATGTGAGGCCTTCTGCCACCTCTTCGAGTCCACCCACAACCTGAACGACGAACGCGCCGAGTGGGAAGAAATCGAGAGGTTCTACAATATCTTCGACGCCGGGGACCTGGAGTCTCTTTCAGAGAAAGATGCCACGGCCGTAATCGGCAAATGGCCGGCCGATACCCAGCGCCGGTACAAGGAATGGCGAAAGTATAAGGCGTGCAAGTCCTGGTTCACCGTCCTCTACAAAGCAAGCGAAACCGGCGTTTTGGACCGGGACGAACTAGACGAAATGCGCCAGGATCTTTCCCCCGAAGAGATTGAACAAGAATTGGAATGCTCCTTCACCGCCGCCATCCTGGGCTCCTACTGGGGGCACCTGGTGAATTCCGCCCGGCTTGAAGGGAGAATCTGCATCCTGGCCTATAACCCCAAGTTCCCCGTGGACACCCATTGGGACATCGGTATTGGAGACAAGACCGCCATCTGGTTTCGCCAACAAACGCCCGAAGGTTTTAAGTACCTCCACTACTACGAGCAAAACGGCAAAGGCATCGACCACTACGCCGCCGTCATTGAGGCCCTGGCAAAACCCCCCGGCACCCGAACCGAAGTGGAC